CTGCTCCGATTATTCTTAGCATACCCCCATTATACCAAGTTTATTCTTCTTTTTCTTCCCTGAGTGGGATGGTAACAAGCCACAAAATAGTAGCCAAAACAGTAGCAACTCCTACTATTTGTTGGGCGGTACCAGTCAAAGTAAGCCAAGCAATAAAGAATCCAAGCAGAGTCCATACCTGAGCAATGCTTTCCTTAACAGCCTTCCAAAGCCATGACATAAAGCCCTTAAGAGCCTTTATACCTAGCATTGATAGTTTGCCTAGTAGGGCAAGTGCTTTAGGCAATACCGCCTTAAGATCTGGCAGTTTTATTTTGCCAATAAGGGCTTTTGCTTTACTAACTAACTTATCCATCATTATCATATTATAACCTCCTTAATGACATAACAGAACTAACTATATTTGAAACCAGGATAACTGGGATAATGACCTCTTGAGCCTTTTCCCTTTGATCATCAGTCATATCTTTGCCCCATTCTGAAGGGCTAGATAATACCTCTACAGCATCTCCTACTAGTGCCCCTACTGCCTCTGTTGGATTAGAAAATATTTCTGTAAGATTTTCTACTGATACTACTTCAAGTAATTTTTCTGCTTGTACCTCTACCGTCGCATCTGCAATAGTATATGGCATTGGAGCATCTTCATTTTCTTCTGCTCTAGTTGTAAATTCTTCTACTGCCTGCTTAATTGTTTCATTTGTTCCTACTAATTGGGCAAGTAATTTTGCATCATTTGCACTAATTAATTTATTTAATTTCTTTAATTCTTCTTCAGATATTCCATTTCCTGTGTTACTATTATCTGATGGTGGACTTACAGGTTCTAAAATATCAGTTGAGTCTTGTTCAGGAACTGGAGTTGGATCTGTATCCTCTGGCTGAGATACAGGCTCTTCTGAAGGTGTTGGAGTTGGATCTTGTTCTTCATTCCCCCCATCTGTGGTATCGGAATCTGGAGAAGGAGTGGAATCTTCTGGTTCAGTTTGCTCTTGATCATCAGGGAATCTTGGATCTTCAGGAGTAATAACTTCTGGATCAACCTCAACATCTGGTTCTGGTAGATCTGGTTCCTCTGTTGTTTCAGGTTCAGGCTCTTCTGTTGGCTCAATGGTTGGTTCTGGTTCTGGCTCATTAACTTCTTCACCATTTATTGCTGCAATAAGATTATTAAGATTAGCAATATCATTTGCTAAAGTAACTGCTTCAACAATTTCTGCCTGAACTTCTTCTGGTGTTAATGGTTGTTCTGTTGGAGTTGGGGTAGGCTCTGGTATTGGTTCTGGAGCCAATGTAGGTGTTGGATCACCCGCCTGTATTTGTGTTGCCCCCCATGCTTCTAGAGAAACAACTTCTCCGCTATGAAGTCTTACTCCAGTTCTAAGATTGGGATATTCGGGACCTTGATAACTATATGCTACTGAAATACCACCAGTATTTGTAATAGCAACAATAATATTAATATTGCTTGGAGTTGGAGCATCCCATTGTCCAAATGGAATAACCTCAAGATCTATTTGAAATCCTCCTTCAGAATAATTAATATTTAAAGTGTCAGGTGCGTTATACCACCCTGAAACCCAATCCATTGAATATAAAGAAATTGAAGGTGTAGAAGGATAAGTATGAAAAGTTCCATCTGGTTGTCCAAATGTAATTACTGAATTTGTTGTTGCATAAATATTAGAATATTGAACACCATCAAATGTTATAGTTGTTGCTATCGGTATTTGATATGATAGATCATCTCCACCGCATGTATCCATGGTATGGACTGTAGGAACTTCATCACCTTCATACGCTGCTGCTATAGCTTGTGATTGAATATGATTTATACATGTAGCATAGGCATTGTTTGGTAAACCAAAAATGCTTCCAAATATAATTCCCACCACTGCAATTATGCGTAGGAATTTATTTATTTTATGCTCCTATTTAATTATATAGATAAGCATATTATATCATGATAAAGAAAAAGGCGCAGATTTCTCTGCGCCCTAATCTTTAATTTGTTAATTACTTAACAAGTGTGACCTTTGCTTTTGGATTCTTTGCATTCCACTTCTTTGCAAGTGAATTGAAAGCAGCCTTCATGTCAGCAATTGCCTTGGCATTTTCAGCCTTGACTGCATCTAGTTCTGCCTTAGCAACAGCCTGTGCATCTGAAAGAGCCTTATCTGCAGCAACCTTAGAAGTTACAGCATTAGCCTTTAGAGTTACAACTTCTGCCTTTAGAGCAAGAATTTCTGCATCTGAAGCAGCCTTTGCATCAGCAAGTGCTTTAGCAGAAGCAGCCTTCTCTGCAGCGAGTGCAGCATCGGAAGCAGCCTTAGCGGTTACAGCAGCAGCCTTTTCTGCAGCAAGTGCAGCATTAGCAGCAGCAAGTGCGCCAGCAAGATCTGATACTGTTACAATTGCAGTTTGTGAAGTCACTGCAGTTGCAAGAGTTGGGACTGCAGTTGGAGCAGTAATTGAAGCACCAACAGCAACAGTTCCAGCAGTTGCAGGAAGTGTAATATCTGCAGAATACTTACCTGCCACAATAGCATCAGCGGTTACTGAACCAGCAGTAGCACCACCAAGCGTTGTTACTGTTATTGTCTCTCCACTTTTTGCATTACCAAAAATATCTGACACTTCAAAAGTAGCAGTTACCTTTGATGATATTCCACCATTTGATGGAACTGTCATCTTAAGATTATAGGCAGCGCCTACTTGACCCTTAAGATAAACTGTTGTACTTGCACCAAGAACAGATGCTGTAAGAGCAGATGCTGAAGTGCTTGTTGTAAAAACATATACTGTAGCAGTTGTGCTTGCAGGTGTTACTGTAATAGATGTGACACCAGATGCTGAAGTTACTGAAGAACCGATAGCAGTTACGATTTTTGCATTACCAACAACAGAAAATGTTACTGGAGTGCCTGCAACTACTGTTGCTTCAACAGTTAGAACTTCTTTTGCAGTTGCTGTAGTTGTATCTGAAACTACATTATCAAAAGGAACCTTAATTAAATAAGGATCCGCTGCAGCGCCAGTACCAGAGTTTGCAGTTGAAACTGACAAAGATACTGTGTTGGCACTTGCAGGTGTTGCAACAATTGTGCCCAAAGTCATGGCTGCAACCAGACCAAGAGCGATTTTCTTAAATGAATTCATTTTTCTCCTTGTATAATTCATCGTATTTTATATTAGTTTGTATTGATTAAGGTAATCCTCAACATCGTCGGGAATTTCCTTAGTATCTAATTCTACCATAGCCCTCTGCTTTTCTGCAAGTCGGCTAGCAGAACTCCAAGTATGAACTTCAATTTCAATATTAGAGTCCCTACTTGTATGAGAAATTGCCCCAAATACCGCCCCACAAACGGCATCTGCCAAGTCCTTAGATTTTTTTCTTGGGTGATCTATACGATTATTTTTCATAATTTTAAGCTCACTCATTTCATCAAGAAGCAAAGGAATATGTGGCATAGCAATTCTTTCTTCATATATCATCATAGCAAGATCTTCATAGTGTTTCTTAGCAACAGAAACTGTATCAGTTCTCATTCCTACCGCCTTTAGCTCCTGTTGAATATCAAAGGACTGCCAACGATCAAATGTAACCATACCTATGTTAAAACCTTCTCTACGAAGATTTATTATCCATTTTTTAACCTCAGATAAGTCAACTGGACCCTCTACCTTTGGTTCCCACCATGCAACAGCATCAACAATAACAATAGGCGCAACCTGTTCATAGTCTTTAATTACCTGAACATTTACCCATCGCTCAACATGTGCAATTGCTACAGCACACTTATCGTGTTTTTGTGCAAGATCGGCATGAACATAATAAATTTTATCAGGGTCTGGTTTAAAAGTCAAATCAAATCTTCTATAATTATCTACAGGATTTCTTAATGTCATACATTTTTCTAGTTTATCTTTTTGTTTGAAGAATGCATCTGATGAATATGTTGGGGTACATAAAAATCTCATCATTGCATCTCCTAAGTCTGTTAAAAATGCAATCTTAAAATCATCAATCTTTCTAGTAGGATTTACTTCCCATGTAGGTCTTTTAAGGGCAAACATTCTAGGGTATTTATAGGATAATATATGATCTTCTTCCCAAACTATTTCAAATTCATTATCTGGTCCTTCTGGTAATTCCTCATTAATAATAAACTTATATCGTCTTTCTACTGTTTCTTTCTCCATAATTACATCTTCGTACCGTTTTGAAATAAAATCTCCGTTATAACGTGGAAATGAAAGAAGAACTACTTTTCCTAGATCAGGGAAACGAGAGTCTACTGTGCCTCTAAATGCTTTATATATATTATCTGCTGTTTTGCCCTGCTCATTTCCTGTTCCTACCTCAGTGGCAAAACCAGATATTTCATCAAGCACTGCCATAAATAAGTTAAGACCTTCATGAGATTCACGTTCAGAGTGTCCAGAATAAACAGTTATAGACTTATTGAAGTCAATTGAGTTTACCTTTGCTTCATATTTACCAGCAAACCAAGGTGACTTTTCAATCTTATTTTTAAAACCTTTAAAGAAAACATTTTTAGCTTGTTCTGCGTTGATGGCAACGTTAATAATATCTATTGCATCTCCACTTGGCTTTCCGAAATATCTGGCAGGGTCTTTAAGACAAAGTAACTTATAAACAACGTAAGCACAAGCCACAGTAGAAACAAAATCTTTACCACTACCTTTACCAAGCTGAAGAATGATTTCGTTTTTGGTATATTTGTCATAATGTGATCCTCCCTCTGCAGTACCAATTAAATCCTGCAAATCTTCCTTTCTATATATTTGACTCATTGCTTCAACAATATCATACTGAATTTTTGATAATGGTGGTTGTGCAAGATATTCTGGAGACTCAACAAATGTTTTTACATCTACTGGACTTTCTTCAAAATGATTATCTTTAAGTACCTCAAGAAAATCATTGAACATTGTGGACAACTGTTATAACCTCTCCCTCTTTAGCAATAGCAGACAGCCTTTGCATAATTAAATCACGTACTTCTGGGTGCTCAGACGCAATATCACGAAGAATGCCAACAAGAACTTCTTGCCTACGCTCAATTTCAACCATCTCTTCTGCAAGCTCTTTATTCTCTAAAAGACCTGCTTTTTGTAACATATCAATACGACGTGCTTCAATATCCATAACAAGTTTAATTGCTGCAGTCTTAGCACTTAAATTAGCGGTAGTGCTAGCATCATCAATAACTTCGTATGCTTGCTGAATTAGTTTAGTATAATGTGCATCTGCACCAACAAGTGCATCTTTTGCACGTGCACGAATAGCATCATTAGCTGATGCCATTGCTTTCCACTCATTTAAATGTGCAACAACACGAGTGCGAGGAAGGTCTAAGGTTTTAGAAATTCTCGTAGGATCATTACCTTTGAGATATTCTTCAACTACCTTGTTTACCTCATCAAGGTGTTTTACGATTTCTATTTCTGCGTTTGTCATATTTGCCTTCTAGTCTATTGATTTCATCTTGAATATAAAAGATAGCCTTTTTTAAATCTTCAATATGCTTAGATTCATCTTTAATACCAGCTCTCCAGAGATACTTTATAGCATTGCCAATATTAAAGTTTCTGTGTCTAGTAATTTCAATTGCCTCTACCCCGCTTGGATCTGTAGTGTAATGGTATGGATGATTAACTTGATCAACCTTAATAATAAACTTTTCTTTTTCATTCATCGTTTTGATTTCCTTAATCCAAATTTAGCAAGGTACACATAGATTGTCTCCACACTTACCTCACATTCTTTAGCAATATCTTCTGGACTTTTCTTGTCCATGTGATAACGTTTTTTAAGCCACAATTCATTTGTATATAGTTTACCAGCCATGACTATCCTTTGTCAAATTTCACAGCCTTTTCCCAGTTATTAATGGCCCAATGCCCAATGCCTGCTGCATCTGCCACATCGTAGTCATCTATTTTTTTATCATATGCTATTTCTAATAATTTAATAGTTCTCTTCTTTCTAAAATCACGTTCAAATGATTTATACCAAGATAATGATTTACCAGGATTTGCTGCCCTTACTTGTAATTGTTCTTCTTTTGATAATTTTTTATTACCTAAATAACTTTGCCATGTTATTGGAGATACCCTGCCAATGATTGATATACCCGCAAGACCTGCACCACCAAGTATTGCCCCTTGAACTAATGCAAGATCTGCTGCAGTTTTGGGGGAATTCATAAAAACAGTATGCTCAATAACAAGAGTTTTCATCATATTATAATGTTCAAATAAAGCTTTTGTTTTTGCGGTAGCATCTATTACTTTTTCATAAATATTATCACCTTCAAAATTAATTTTTCCATATCCAGTCAAGGATTTATGTGCATAGAATGCAAAGGCAAGATTATTTGTACTAGCATCAATTGCACAGATATGTGTTGGCTGATCAATCTTGCTCATAGTCAAAGTATCCTTTAATTTCTTTTAACATTTTATCTACCGCTTTTTTACTAATATTACAGTTTGAACAAAATCCAGAATCGTTATATATTGAAAGTTGTAATCCACAGCCACCCAAACATTTACGAGTTTTACCTATTCTTTTTTGACGACGAGTTAACTGATATCTTTCTGCTATTTTTTCTCTAGTTGAGATATCTCTACACTCTTCGCTACAGTAAATTTGATAACTTACTTTGGGCTTAAATTTTGTGTCACATCTTTCACACGACTTCACTCAATCCCTCCATAGATTTTATCTTTATTACTCCTGGTTCAGCTTTGTCACATGCTGCCTTTACTGGGCATTCCTTACAAATTTTTGAGTTAGATCTATAGTTTTTTTGTGGAAGATTTTTATCTTTCCAAGATTTGTATACTTCACGCATCCAGTCAAAAGTATTATTTACCCAAGATATATAAGTTTCATTAACTTCTACTGGAAAAACTAATAAGTCATGGTTATTTTTATTTTCATAAATAAGTACACCTTTTTGTTTTCCTAGAACTCGCATATAAATAATTAGTTGCATTAAATGATATTTTGCTGGCTCGCCTTTAAGTTTATGTCGCTCAAAAGCTTCATCCCTCATTGTTTTTATTTCACCAACAATCTCTTCGTCTTCTAGAAGAAGCATTGCGTCTCCCCAACCAGAAATTGGTGGATCATTGCACTCTATCTTAAACTCTGTAGTATTTTTTTCTTCTTTATACTTATCAAAATGTTTTTGATCTAGAAACTTTTTTGCTACTCCTGAATCCATCATTGCGTCTTGAATTCTGTCATGAGACATTGTTCCAGCAGTCATATTAGCAATATCATATGGCTCATTATAACTTTCAAAGATGTTTCCCTCAAATGCTAAATACCAGTATCTTGGGCATTCACCATGTCCATAAACAAGACCAGATGGAGCAAAGGTTTTCTTTTTAGTAAACTTTGGACCCTGTTTTGCAATATACCCGCTATTAATCTTTTCTATAAGAGCAGTAGAGTCAAGTATATGATTTTTATCATCAGGTTTTTTCATCATCTGCTTTATTAAATTTTTAGTCATTATAATCCTTTTTATATATTATACCAGTTAGCGAATTATGTATTTCAATGCTGATACAAGATCATTGATTGATTCTGCTGCTGTGTAATAAATATTCTTTTTTGATCTATCTGACTTGTCCACATTAGTCAGCCATGTTGCTTTAAATGCCATTTTTGCTGCTATGGCTTGTAATCTTACTATCTCTATCGTCGCCACATTGAGTGGTATATCTGGCTTAATAATAACTTTAGCAATAAATGTAAGAGCAGCAGTTAGCTCTTCATCTTTCATATAATCTGCTATTTCTGATAGTCCATTTACCATATCAAGCGTTGTTTGTTGTGGCTGTGTTTGTTCCGCCATTTTGTGCCTCCCATGTTAATTGATCTAATAAATCAAATTCTATAATTGCAAGACGAGTCTTTTTATTACCTTCTCCTAATATCACTACTATCGCTGGAGATTTATCTGTACCCGCTCTAATAGCATCTGTAGCTGCTTTAGCCCAAACATCTTGATTCAGGGTAAAAGACTTTGAAGATTCCTTAAAATCAACAACAAAATTTCTCCATGTCGCATCTCCTTTTTTAGTATTGCGACCAGAGTTCTTGTGTTGTTTAGCCCCTATCCTCTTGCTCTCTGCTCTTTCGCTCATAATCCTTCTTTGTCATTTTTATTTGTGACTTTGATAAATGCTTTTTACTGCACATCCAAGTCAGCTCTAATGATTCTTTCCATAATCTCAAAGAGTCCACTTCTTCTTTGCATGTATGACATGGAAATTTTCCAGCATATACAGAAAATTTTTGGTTAGACATTTAATAATTTAGTCCTGAATGATTCTTGCAAGTCCAAATCCTCTCGCACTCTATTAATTAGTCCATCCCTTCCCTGTACTTTTGTACCATCTTCTAGTTGATACCATGCGCCAGTTCTATTTATATACCCAGCCAATTCAGCGGTATCAACAAGATCGCCAATAGTATCAACGCCAAGGCTATCACCTCTAAAATAGAAATCATACTCACCACTTTGGAAGGCAGGCGAAGTTTTAGAAAATTGTAGTTCCCAACGAACCTTGCGACCAATTTTTTCCTCAATGAGTTTATCTCCAACATGTATTTTTCCCTTTATTGCTTGGTTGTCTGATTCAGATGAAAAGAGTTTGATTACTGTGGATGAATAAAACTTTGTAGCCTGACCACCAGTAGGCTGTTGGCTTGTATACATAGCATTAATATTGTTTCGTGATTGACTAATTAAAACAAGAAGTGTTGGCTTGACTTTATTGTTAGCATAGTTAAGCATCTTCCATGCATTGCTAAAATCTCTAGACTCTGCACCAATTTGTTTGGTATTTTCTAGTTGTTTTAATTCCTCTGAATCTTTTTCAAAATATATCGCAGGAAGAAGAGAAGTGATAGAGTCAACAACAATCATATCAACTCCAGCTTCCATTAGATTAATACCAACATCAACCATTTCATTAATTGTTCTTGCCTGTGAAACTATAAGATTTGAAGTATCTACCCCAAGCTTTTCTGCCCAATCTTTATCGTATGACATTTCAGCATCAATCCAAGCACAAACCTTTCCTTCTTTTTGTGCAATAGCGATCATTTGTAGACATAAGGATGACTTAGCGCTAGACTTGCTACCCCAAATCAATACCTGTCTACCATATGGCAAGCCACCGTTTAATGCACGATTTAGTCCAAAACTTGGAGTTGCTGCATATTCAGTCTTAGGTACTGCATCTCCTACTAAAATATTTTTTCTTAGTTTAGGATTAAGTTGTGCTAACACTTCTTCAATAGTGATTGACACTAGAACCTCACCCCATGCTTTTTTGGTCTACCTGTATTCTTTTCCATCTTTTCTTTAATCGCATAGTCAAGAGATTTTGTCATATATCCTGCCTCAACCATGCCTGCATATAAATCAAGTGTACGAATAATAATATCAGCAAACTCATCTGATAGTTGATCCTTATCCATATCTTTACGAAGAGCTTCCATGGCTTCAACAACCTCAGAAACAATCATCATCATTTGCTTGGCTACAAAAATAGGATCTACTGTTCTATCCCAAAACCCTTTATCAACTGCATTTTTATGTATTTTTTCTGCTAACTCATCAAACATTTATTACATCCTCCATTATCACTGTTCCATCTTTGGTTTTACCAAACTTAAATTTATATACATTGCCAGACTCTACATTCATATATGCTTTTGGAAATGCCGTGGGAAATACTGTAACTGCATGTAATTCACGACCAGCATCTGCTAGTGTAAGAGAAGCCATCTTCTTGCCAGTCTTAGTTACTCTTGGCTTGAAAGAGACAACAAACATTTCATCATCTTTATATGGCAACATCTTGTAGTTTAAAAACTTTACAAGAGCATCTTTAGATTCTTTTATTTCATCCACAGGAACTGCAGAAACAATCCTATTATCATTTGCAAGAATAATATAAGTACGACCGCCCTCAATAGTGGTATTTTCATCATCAAATATACCGACAGACCCAGTTTTATCCAAAACTTCAATTCTTGACCATCCTTTTGATCTCTTAATTGATTTTACCATACCCATCAAAATGAATGCACCTTTTTCTTCATACTCTTCAATATCATTAATGTATGCATAATAATGTTGTGGAACTGTTATATTGAATTCAGGAAGATTAAGATACTCATACAAGTTCTCCTTAACCTTCTCTGCATTTGCTGGGTTATCTGAAAATGTAAGTGCACCGATAGAATTCATTGCCTGTAGTGCTCTAGAGTTTACTCCATTACCTTTTGTAAATGTGAACTCTTCAACTTCTGCAAAAGACTTAAAAGGTCGTGCCGATAAATATCGTTCTGCAATTTTATCAGAGATAAATTTAATTGCCGATAATCCGAAACGTATACCTTTGCCCTCAATTTTAAAATCAATATCCGAATCGTTAATGTGAGGTAGTTTAATGCTAATCCCCATT